CCTTGATGTAATGGTTTAGGCCAATTATTAAATGTTACCCACGCATATCCAGTATGTTCGCCATTTAATTTAGGAATAAATTCTTCTTCTATTATACAAAGATAAGTATGAAATTGAAAGTGTTTATCGTTACTAATAAATGTTTCTAATGGAATTGTTTTTTTAATAGTAGGCAAACTTCCTATTTCTTCTACTATTTCACGCTTTAGCCCTTCCCACGGTGTTTCTGAGATTTCATTTGTTCCACCGACGATACCCCATTGGTTATTTCTTTTACTGCCATTTCTATATAGCAATAAAAATCTATTTGTATCTAATGTATAAAATAAAGCACCACTACAGGTAATATCACTCGTCATACAAGTAGTTATACTTCTAAATCAATTCTCCATGTTCCTACTGGATATTCGCCATCAATGCTTAATAACCAAGATCCATTTGCATATCGATACTGTATACTTGTATTTAGATTTGTTGTATAGGTAATTGTAGTTGATTCACTTGCATCAAACACAATAACCCATTTAGCACCATCCCATTCTATTATATCGTTTGCACTAGCCACAAAGTTAGTATTATCGTTATTCTTCCATGCTACTGCGCCTTCAACAGCATCGATATTACCAATGTCACCGAGTAATAGTAAGCGAACTCCGGATGCCTTTGTTGTTGTAGGATCAAATGTACTAGGGTCAATAATAAAATCTACACTTGTTCTGCCACTAATAATAGTATCTTGAGGGAAACTATCTGAATCCCAGGCTATATTTAAAACTGTTTCGTTTAATGGGTTTAAACTTATTGTGCCTGTTGGTGTTGCAGATGAATCTTTATTGTTTAGATATATTCTTGATATGTCGGCTGTAAACTTACCAGGTTGAGTTTCGAATACATCATTCCAGTTTATCGTACCTAAACTACCTTTATGTATTATTTTTGCAGTAGTACCTTCAACATAAATTGCATAATTTAAATAATTTACATTAGCCATTTGACTTGATATTTCTGTAACTGCTTTTCTGCCACTTGCTGTTTCTGTTACTCCGGCTGTAATTCCGTCATCGTATGCATTTACTTGAGGTTGCGTAATTCCAGATTCGATATCACCAGTAGTTTCATCAAATAGACTTGTAATAATATTTTGTATTACACCGAGACGTTTTACTTTTGCAGGCGGCGAAATATAAATCGGAATAATAAAACTAAGCGTAGCTATATCTACTTCGCTTTCTAATCCCACCGGTACAGTCCTATTACTCCAGTTAATATTTTCTAATTCTAGTGTAGTAATACTTGTCCAGTCAATAAAATTATCCGTAGTCTGTAATTCTAGTGTAGGATTAAACCATACACCTATTTGTTCTATAATTTGTAATTTTTGATCTGTATTACTTGTCCATACATCAACATTTGCTTTAAGTGTAAACGGAGTCGGCATTAAGCGTTCAACAGTATAATTTTTGCCTTGGGTATTAAGATATTCGTTTGTATTTTCATCAAACTCTCTTTCTTTAATATTAATTTTATTTACAAAAGATGGATCTTGTGTTCTTTCTCTATCTTGATCTAACCCTGTTATATAAACACTCATTCGTGGAACACTTGGTAATTTATTTTCAGAATTATCTCTAATTAAGTTTGCTACTTGTCTAGTTAAATCGCCGTACATAACCGGTACAGTTGTTATTTTTCCTTTACCGTCCTTGACCGGAAAGTTGCTCATTATACGCATTAACTGTGTAATATAGCGCCTAATTTGTCCATCATAAAAATGTTGCATTAATTATCTGCCTTTGGTTTTAGAGCTTTACTAACAGATTGACGCTCGGGTATAGTATCGCCACCTATTGTGTTATTTGCACTATTATTAATAAATCCTGCTTTCAGCGTAGATCTTGTATTTGAATTTGTAAGTGTTTCACGTAAGTTATCTTCAACCTTAATCCACCTAGTTCCGTCAAATCTAAATAATCTATTAGGCATATAATCTGTTCTTAAAAAATAGTCTCCAGAATCGTTTGATCCTGGAAATGATATTCCGCTACCAAACGCACTACCGTTAGGTGTTTCACCGTCACCATAATCAACAAGATAACCAGAGTATCCGTCTTTTTCTGGAGGTCCACTTGTAGTAATGTTTCCGCCGCCGTTAGGATTTTCTATTTGCTGTAAGTCAGCAGTTCCGTCAGCATTACGTGCTATTGTGTAAAAATGACTAGTTTCATATCCACTTAATGGCGCTTCAACTTCTGCTTGAGCAATTACTGCGTTGTTTATCTGCATTTCTTTTTCATAAGTAGAAAGCAAGTCACGTAAAGTATTGCTACCTGGTTCTTCTTCATTAGCAGGTAGATCTAATATCTCACTGTATTCCTGACCGTCGTATATTTGTTTTAGTTTTAATCTATATAAATGTGGATACCATGTATGACTAAATCCTTCTGAACCTCTACTTACATCTTCTATTACATAAAACCGTTTTAATGCAATATCATAATCGTTTAGTGCATACTCGTCTTTTAAATGTGGTAACTCAATAACATCACCACTTAACGGTTTACGACCTATTGTTTTTACAATACTTCTAATATGCACGGTCATAAACAATGTATCATTTGACAGGAACAATCCAAATTGACTCAAATCAAAATCAATGTCTTGTACATTATAAATTGCTCTGTGCGTGTATACATCTGGATCATATTTACGATCTCTGTTTTCAAGAAATAACAAATCCTGTATGTTAGTTTCCTTTACAGCATCGTATTGAGGCTGTACTGCATCTGCTTCACCCTCAGGTAAATTGTTTGATCCAAGATATTTATGGATATGAATGTCGGTACCCCCAACAGTAAACATTTCTAGAATTTGTCTGTCAATAAATTCATAATCATTACCGCGTTCGGGTCTATATAAAGATAACTTTGGCATATACATATTTATCGTAACGATAGTAACTACGATAAATACTATACGGAGATTTCATATGAGTAGTTTAAAAACAAAAAAGCAAGAGGTATTTGATTATGTTAACGCATTTTTAGGCGGAGGCATGATTGATGTTGAACTTGACCCAATACATTACGAAACTGCTTTAACAAAGGCATTAACACGTTTTAGACAGCGCTCAGACAATTCAGTTGAAGAATCTTATATGTTTATGCCTACAATTGTAGACACTAATGAATATACGCTACCAAGTGAAGTAATTGAAGTGCGTAAGTTATTTCGTAGATCAATTGGTTCACGTACTGGCGGCGGAGATGGTGGATCAATATACGAACCGTTTAATTTAGCATATACAAATACATATCTAATGTCTAGTTCAAATTTAGGCGGATTAGCAACATACGATATGTTTAGCCAATACCAAGAACTAGTAGGTAGAATGTTTGGTTCGTTTATTGAGTTTAAATGGAATACTTCGACTAAAAAATTAACGCTATTACAGCGTCCTAGATCAACCGAAACGTTAATGTTGTATTGCTATAATTATCGTCCAGATGAACAGTTACTTGACGATTATCTAGCAAAACAATGGATTAAAGATTATACACTTGCTAGTTGTAAATATATGTTAGGCGAAGCACGTTCAAAGTTTGCTACTATTGCTGGGCCTCAAGGTGGAAGTACTCTTAATGGTGACACACTTAAGGCAGAAGCACAAACTGAAATGGATAAGCTAGAACAGGAAGTTATACAACAAGTAGCAGGCGGCGCAGGTTATAGTTTCCTAATAGGTTAAAGATCGTTATCGTGTACATACAATTGAATTAGAGCATAGTGTAAAATTTTCATTAAATCTTTGCGAGCATCTGATGCTGTACCTTTTTTACCGTAACGGTTTGAATACTTATCAACATTACCCATACAGAAACCAGTTCCGTTTCCTCTGTCAATGATTACTTCAGTTGACTGAAATTTATTTGTGCTGTAATGTCCGTTATATGTTTTATCGATATATTCTTGAAACTCTTCAATATACTTTTTTTCGTCAAATTTGTAATCAATAGACGCTGATTTTTCATTATCATTTAAATACAAATCTGATGTTACTTTTGTTAGTCCCATGGGTGCTCCGTTTGTTTTAATAATATTAATTATAACGTATTTGTTATTCGATGTCAACCTAAAAGTCAGGCTTTAAATCACCTTGTTTCCATTTTACATCTATCTTCTGAACAATACGTTGACAATTAGCACATACGGTTTTTAGATTACTAGGTCGACAATTTTCCAAATTACCATCCATATGGTAAACGTCAAACTGTTCTTGATAAACACTCTTGTATCCGCATTTTTCGCATATGTTCTTTTTTTCATATCCTGCTATCTGCCATCTTGGAATACCGTGTCCGAGTCCGTGTTTTAAACATTGTTCGCATTTGCGTCTATAAAATGTTTTACCATTCTTTTTATAATTTATAGCAGCAGGGCGTTGTTTACATATGCATAAAGGTCTCATATTGTATTTATCGTACCTTTACCGCCCCTTTATCACCGAGTATTACAAGCATATAAACCTAAAATCTAATAAATACTATAGTAATTAAACCTTTAGGAGAAATATGATGGCATTAGTATCACCAGGTGTTGAGGTTCAGGTAATTGATGAGAGTTTTTACACTCCAGCTGCTCCTGGTACCGTACCAATGATATTTGTTGCTTCGGCAGAAGATAAAACAAATTCTGCAGGGACAGCCGTAGCAGCAGGAACAACAAAAGCAAATGCAGGTAAACCGTACCTGTTAACAAGTCAAAAAGATTTAGGAGATTTATTTGGAGATCCTACATTCTACTCAGACGCAAACGGAAATATGATTCACGGTGGTGAATTAAACGAATATGGACTACAAGCAGCATACTCATTACTAGGAATTACAAACCAAGTTTATGTAGCAAGAGCAGACTTTGACCTAGGCAAACTAGAAGCAAGTGCAACAGCTCCAGCAGGTAAGCCAACAGATGGTGCAAGTTGGTTTGATACAACAAATACTGTGTTTGGTTTACTAGAATGGAATGGCAATGCAGTTAATACTACAGGCGGCCAGAGTTTTAGCTCAGTTACACCTTTAGTAATTACTGAGGCATCTGACACTGCAACAGGAACAAATCCTTTAGCACCATCAGCAGCAGTAGGTGCAGTAGGTGATTATGCAGTAGTTACACTTAATACTTCAAACAATGTTTGGTATAAGAAAACAGGCGGAACTTGGGTTCAGGTTGGTTCAACAGATTGGGAAACAGCATGGCCTACAGTTTCAAGTATTGCACCAGTAGGTTCATTTACTGGCGGTGAGACTCTACTAATTAACAGTACTACAATTACAGCATCAGGTAATACTCTTGCAGATTTAGTAAGTGATATTAACGGCGCAACAATTACTGGTGTAACAGCATCGCTAGTAAGCGGAAAGATATACATATATGCAGATAGAACTGCTAACACATCTGCTGGCACTGTAGTTATTGCAGCAGGTACAATGGATCTAGCAGCAGCTGGACTAGTAGCAGGTACATATGCAATTCCAGCAGTAGCAACCGCAGCCCACACAAGTGTTCCAGAATGGAAGTCGAGTGATACATCTCCACGTCCAACTGGCTCTGTTTGGTTAAAAACAACTAATCCAAACGGCGGTGCAAACTTCTCAGTTAAGAAATATAGCACAGATACAGGACTATGGTCAAGTGTATCTGCTCCACTTTATACATCTAATGCAACAGCAATATATTGGTTAGATAAAACAGGCGGTGGTGCAAATTTAACTCTAGGTGACGTATATGTAAAAGTTAACATAACTGAAGCAGCAAGACCTATTGTTGATTACAAAATTTTTGCTAGAGCGGGTAACGGCGCTGCAACTGCAACAAGTCCAGTTATTACAGAAAGTACATTTGTTGCACAAGCATATGATTTTACAATTTCTGAAACAGTAAAAAACAGTGCAGCATATAGTACTCCTGCAAGTGTTGCATTTACAGCAACAGGTGCAACAACTGATGCAACTTTAATGGCAGGTGCTATCAATGCAGCAGGACTTACAAACGTAACAGCAAGTGTTACATCTGACAATAAAATTGTTATTACACATGCATTAGGTGGTGAAATCAAACTAGTTGATGGAACAAATACTCCACTTGCAGCAGCAGGTTTTGCAGTTTACGATGCAACTGATGCGACAACAACTACTAACTTTTATGCTGACCCAGATGGAACATCAAATGGTTATGTTGTTTCATTATGGAAAGTATTATCTTACTCAGCATCAGTAAGTGCTCCTAGCACATTAACAGCAGATGGTGAAATTTGGTATAGTAGTGT